AAAACTCGTATTTGTTTTGTTTTTGTCGGGCTGCGCTAACGCCGTCCCGTTCAAGTCTGCCGATGGCACCGCCAATATTTATATTGACTGCCCGGCCATGAATATGTGTTACCAGAAAGCTACGGAATCCTGCCCGCAGGGCTTTAACATTGTGGACAGGTCAGACCGGAGTGGAGGCTTGGTTGGCGCAGCGACTCAGATGGCGAGTCCGGCCAAGAGAGAGAATATTACCATTGCCTGCAAGGGTTAGTTTATAGGCGAGAATTCGACGCCAATCTTCCCATAATTAACCGCCAGATACCCATCAATTTCCTCAACCGCTTCAGGATTGGTTTGGATGACATCCTGAGCCATAACGCCACGATATAATGTGCGCTCTGGATCGTTTTTATACCTGAAGGTGTAAGTTGGGAAGCCGCTCTCATAACCAATATGGGTAATATCTTCTTTCAGGCGTATATCTGATCCTGCAAACAATGACAGCAAACCAGCCCCGCCGGAGATCAAATTAGAGCCTAGACTTGGGCCCGTTCCCATCAAGCCGCTGCCACCAAAAAGCCCGCCCAAAAGCCCCATCGTGTTAGCTGTATTATTCTGGTAATACGGGGTTGAAGCCGTCTGCGTCCCATATTTTCCGCCCACACCATTTAACAGCCCTATGTAATCGGATATATTGTTGGCGGGGGCCTGTTGGTTGAAGTTATATCTGTCGATACTGCAGTTCTTGCTGTGACTGCTGCTGTTTCGTATTACCCACACCGCCAAGGGCGTTAAGGTCCGTATAATCTTGATTGGCAATCTGGGGGGCAAGTAGAATCCCTTGATTCTGCCTATTTCTTTCGTCTTGGTAATTCTGCCCATAAATATTCGTAGCCAAGTCGCCTATCGACTGCCCTAACACCCTCTGATTTGCCCCGCCGCCATGCCTGCCCCCTGCTTCAAAGGCGCTGTTTACACGCGATTGCACCTGATCGGCTGCCTTGTTAAAGGTGGCGTCCAGATAGGGGTTGCTATTGAGATATGAGCCGTTAAGGGTGTCGGTAAGAAGGCCCTTAGCAGAATTTTGAACCGGGGACCCCGCTAAAGCCCGCTCAGAAGTAAGGCTTAGTGCCTGCTGTGTTTCCGGCGCTAACGGGGTAACGGTTGAGCCAGGATAATAGCTCTGCTTTAACAACCCCTGATTATACAGGTTCTGGGTATCAGAAGCCGCCTGCTTTAATTGCGGCTGTATGCCCGACCACGGATCATTGTTGACGGTCTGGGTCGACGCCTTCTGACTTGTGCCGAGTAAACTACCCATTGATAAAGTCCTTTTCTATAAATATATGCGTTTTCTTCCATCCCCTTAGGAGCCTGATAAACACGCGCCACCACCCTTCGCGGGCAATAGACTCCATGCCGTGGCAGCCTTGTGATTTTGCCCATGCCTCAATAATCGAAATGCTGTCTTTCCAGTCATCCCTATTTACGCCTGTGACTATGTTCAGGCGGCAATACCGCTTTTGGGGATAATTAATAATCTGCGTCACGATGCATGCCTTGACGGCGTATGTTTTCCAAACCCAAAGCTGCATATCCCGCGCCAGCAGGCTTTCATAAATATCATTAGCCGTTGCCCTGCCATTCATAGACCCGCAGGCGTATTCAACCCAAGGAAGCACCTCAGGCCACACAGATTCAATTTCCGTGTGCAAAATCCCGGTGAACGTCATCCTATCAATGTATATCTGAAGCTGCGGTCTGCCTGCGCGTTGTTCGCATGCGTGATGGTGAACTGGTTGCCCATAACATCCCTGTTTGCAGTGGTGACATACATCGTCCCCGCCGCCAGCTGGACAGCGGCATTTGAGGTCAGGGGGTCGAATAGGATAAGCGTATCATTACCCAGCCTGCCTTGGGCCAGACTCACCACCGTTGAAGCAGCGTTGGCCGTTAAGGTGACAGTGCCGGTATTATTGGTTTTGCCTTGTAAAAGGCTGTTTACGACACGCGCAATCCTCCGGCACCATTCCAGGGGGTCTTTCATTGAAAACGGGACGGGTTCAAAGCTCATCTTGCACCCGTCTGGTTAGCCATGGTCAGCTCCACACCCTGTGCATAGTCAAAACCACCCGCAATATCGAGCCGCAGGGAGTGGTAAAACGCATTAGCCCGCATAGGGGCCTCACCAGAGGAGTTAAGAGATAGGGCGCTGCCGTAGGATATGGCCTCGCTTCTTTTGTTCCTCGTACCCATAGTGACAGTAGTGGTGGCGCTCGTACCGTCCACATACGGTTTGACTTTGGCTATCTGGCTTCTCTTTCCCGGCACTAGCTGGGCCTCGCCCGTTTCCAGCCGCGCAGCCAGCGCCGACCCTGTGAACGCAGCTAATTTATGATTGGATGAAAACGCCGATAAAACACTTTGGTTCCCGGTATAAAGGCGGCTATCCAGCGAGTAAGGTAATGCATCAAGGCTTGAGTTTACCGAGTCCAGACCGTCTAACGTGTATCCCTGCGCCAGTGAATTAAACAAAACCTCAGTGTCCACCTCGGCTGTTGCCCACCGCTTGGAAGCATTGGGAGAGTAATTAAACATAAGAATTTTATTGCATCTGCCCCCAGTGTTCCCAGAGCCGGGATAGGCCCAGAATATTAGTTTATTAATAGGGTCGGCAACCGACGAAAGACGGTCATAGTAATTCTGGTCAAGGTCGGCAAAGAAGGTTTTATCTACTTTTCCTGAGCCTATGGGTTCAGAGGCCTGCCCGTTGAAAAGATAAAATCCTTCCTGGCCCAGATAGAATATATAGCCACCGACCTTAACCACGCTTCCGGGGGCCTGTGTGCCACGGCCCGTTTCCACCTCATCAAAAGTAAATATTAGGGGGCTGCCGGAATAAGTGGCCCTCGTGATGGCCCTCTCCTGAAAGATAGTGGCGTATTCCCCTCCTACCACCTGAGTAACCCATCCCTTGGCGGCATCCAAATCCTGATAATCGGATTGTGTCGCCTCATCAGGCGTCCAGTCGGTAGGATCGCCCAAAGCACACCATTGGACCCTGTTAGGGACCGCGCCATCTACTGTGTCATTGACATTGCCAATCATTACAAAGTCTTTGACAGTATCCAGATAACGGGCCTTGGGCGGGCTACCGCCAAGATCGGCAAAGTCCGTGCTTGTACCCATGACATAGCTTTGCATGTTATTGGCGAAGTTGGTCGCTATGACCCTTCGGCCATATTGCGTATAGAACCATCGCTGGTCTGACCCGGTGGAATAGGTCGCCCCGCTGACATCATCCCATGCCGAGCTGGCTAAGCTGTAGAGTTTCGTGGCATCGCCAGCGAAGTTGAAGGTTGTCCCGTCTGTATCCCTTGCGGCAAAGCCCCCCTGGCATCGGGCTGTTAAAGCCCCGTAGTTTTCAACAAGGTCCAGAAACTGCGCGTAGCTGGTGTTCCGGGGGATGACGTTTTTCGCCGTGATAAGGCCGGGGTTTTCAAAGGGCGGCAGATCAGGCAGGTACTCCCCGAATGTTAATAGCATGTAGGCTCAACGGCATCATTAGCGTAGGACTCGTTCTTCTCACGCAATCCCTGCAGGGCTTCGATTTCCTCCTCTTTGGCTGCGTCCGCCTGCGCCTTGTCCATGATGACGCGCTTGTATAACCACCACCGGGCGCGGGATTCGATTAAGTCCTGTGCATATGTGGTGAAGTCATTGCTGGAAGCGGTAGAGCTTAATTCAGGATAGGTTTTGGTATGATAAACATTGATCGGGTAAGCCCCGTTGGCTAGGGGATAGGTGTATATCCGGTTCTGCCACCAGGCGTACGCTATGGGCTGGTTTTTGGTCCCGGTGACGTTTAGCTGCTGTATCTTCTCGATAGGCCACGGCGTGAGTTCATAATCGCTCCCGTTTACGGTTATCTCCACAAAGTCAATTTTCGCTATGTCCGTAGGAAATGCCGAGGGGCTGGAGTTAGTGTAATAAGCCGCGCTGTCCGAAGTGGTGAAGGTCGAAGTCGTTTCTGTGAACCAAAAAGGCTCTTTGGAGTAATGGTCAATCGCACGGTTTAAAGACTTAAGTATCTGGGTGGTTAGGTCCGACCTGTTTAAATCGTCTGCCAGACGATCATGTGCGTCACCTAATGTAC